TAATTGTGGTTCAGCGATATCACTAAAGTTTGAAAATAATTCACCAATTAATTTCATTAATGCCATATTCCCGACAACTATTTTTAACACATCGAGTAAGAAAGGTAGTATATCCTTTTTATTATTTACTGAACTAAATGTGTTAGTGTCATCAGGTAACTCACCTTGTTGGTTTAATGAAGTATATGCCCCAATTGTGGTGAAAACATTTTTTTTGTTATCCCTTAAACTCATTGATTTTAATCTTCATCATCCTTATTTTTCTTAAAGTGGGTATTAACCATATTAAGCAATTCGTTTTTTCTTTTCGTTGAAATTTGTTCACTATCATCTTCTGCCGTTTCCCCTGTTTTTTTAGGATTATTTGCAAAAACCACCTCTTTTAAGTATTTTAATAACATTATTTTTTGGTCTTGGTTTTTTGCTTCAGCACCAATTAATTTAATGATTTGTTCACCAATTGCTGCAATTTCTCCACCTTCTTTTACTTTCGTTTCCCATTTAGTAAATAGTCGAGCAACTTTTGCTTTAATGTTATGACTTTCATCATAAATTTCCTGAAGAAGTTTATTAACACTTTCTTCATCAAAATGTAGTTGTTTTCTTTTTGGTCTCGCCATGATAAATATATTTTTTATAAATACTTATATAATAATTAATCATCAAGATGATCTTTTTTCAAAAGAAAATAAACATCTTTAAATGGTTTAATACTTGTTCTTATTTCTTTAGTTGATAAACCAGTTTGTTCTTTTAAATATAATAGTATTTTATTTTTCGCAAATTTATTTGTAACTCTTTTATTATATTTACCTTCAGGGGTGTCTTCTAAAAAGAGAATGTTCCAATTTTTAAGAACGTTCATTATCGCTTCACCAACAATGATTTCATTCTTTTTCATATTTTCATCATTATTATTAATAATATCCTCAATACTTTCAATTACGCAATTTATTAATTTATCTAATCTCACAAATTCTTCATTATACTCCATTTCATAATTATATTCAATATCTTTATCGATTTCATCAACAAAATCGTCAAATGGTAAGTTTATTTTTTTCTCTGCGTAACTTTTTTTACTATGGTCTTTATAGTAATTTCGTATAATTGTTTGACAATAACTATACGCCTTTGTTTTCTTACCAGATTTAGTTATAGTATTTGGTTTAAATTTAACCATTTGTTCAACTAAATGTGATAAAGCATTTGCCTCGATTTCTTCCATTTCATAATTCCCAATATGAATTGGGTATTTTCTTAAAATGGATTCTATCATTATCTGAAACGGTTTTTTTAGATATTTTTCATATATTTCATTTTTTTTTATAGCATCATCCTCATTAATGTATTTTAAAACCGCTTCTTCCTGTGCCACATCAAAATAAAATTCTTTTTTTATTCCCTTTTTTCTCATTTAATAAAAATTCAGCATCTCCACATATTATTTTTGGGGTTCAAGAATTTTTTTTAGTTTCGTTAAGTCAATATCCCTGTCGTTTGTAAAATTATATTCAACATTTGCTGTGTCAAACCAGAATTTTCTTTCGGGCATGGACATGTTCTTTGAATAGTGACTGAATAAACTATCTTCTCTTGAAGTAAGGTGTTTATAACTAATTTTAGGCATTGTCATCACCTTTAGACCTGAATTAATCGCCCTTAATAAAAATTCGTATGTACTTGTTAATTCTAATTTTGTTTTAAACCCACCAATATTTTCATATTCAGATTTTTTTATTATAGCACCACATACCTTAAAATCAGTATATTGTTTTAACATATCAAGAGCAAGGTATCCCATTTCACCATTTTCTCCCACAAATTCTTTTGACCATGTAACAACATTAGTTAATTTTAAACCTTCATCTTTATCGTTTATCTCAATAATCATTGGTAGAAATACATCAACCTCTGGATATGCATCCATGTATTTTTTTCCATTTTTTAGATAAACAGTCCCATATTCATCATCAAATTCTAATATTGAAAAATAATTTGTCTTTATTTGTTTTACACCAAAATTCATTTGACCTTGAAAGTTAGTATTTCCATCATTTTTAACAAATTCAATATTAAGTTTATTTTCATCGTTCTTCGTTATTTCTTCCTTAAAACTCAACATTTCTTTTTCTATTGTTGGTGCATAAACAACCAACACGTTTGGTTTTTCGGTAACATCTTTTTGTTCCGCAATAGATTCAATTGCTTTGGTTAATAATGAAGCATTTTCATCATTATAATCATGTATCGGTATTATTGTTGTAATATCCATATTTATTTTCTTTTTATATTTATATTATTTTTTTTCTGTGTCATTAGTTAATGACTCAATAGTGTTAATTAAAAACTCTTTTCTTTCATCAAGAATTTCTCCATAAATTCCATTTAATTGTTTTTCGGAATTTTCTTGAGTATATTTGGATGAAACCATATCCATTTTTTGATAAATCTCTTCACCAAGACTGTCATCCAAAAACTTTACCAAAAGTTCACCAATTAAAATCGGTATATCATAAAAATCATTTGTCCAAACCCCTGCACCGTCAATAATTTCAATTTTTTCTTCATCATTTTCTTGTCTTTTTACAAGATAATCAGGTGTTACGTCAGGTTTTAGACAAATAGGAATCGTACCAGTTTTCATACATTCTAATGGAAATGTACCAAATGATGAAATTCTATCAATCCATACAGCAGCAAAATTATCCTTCAATCTGTTTGCAAAATCAACCCTTCTCATTTGTTTTGGTGGTTTACTATGTGTAAGCATTGGATCGAATGTTACCCAAGTATATTGAGGAAATCTTGAAAAGAACATTTTTACAATTTTAGACACATCATTAGAATTTCTTCCAACAATAGAAATTATCGGTTTTTGTGGTTTTTCTGATTTTTTAAAATAATCAGGTATCCCAACATCATATAATTTAATGTCATATTTGTTTTTACCATAAAAAACTTCCATAAACTCTTTTAAGGTTTCTGATGTGGTGATAACTTTTTTAATCCCAAATGAACTCCAATCCGTTCCAGGAATTAATGAATTTAATTTATAATCTATTGATTGTAGTAATCCAACCCTAATACATGGCAAATTTTTAGTTTGTTCCATTACATTAGAATGAGTTTCACTAATAATCATCACATCTTCAGGACCAACAGATAGTTTATTGTTGTTCATAGGAACAAATTCATGCTCTAACAAATCTTTTTCTATCCAATATGGTGCTTTATATTCGGCATTTTCGGTTAACATAATTGTTTTATATCCCATTTTTTTCACAACCGTTGCATGAAAAAATATTTCATATATAAGTGCTGAAGGTGTGTCAATGTCTGGAACACAAAACAAAAATTTACTATTCTTATTTTCAATTTTTTGAATTGTCCCTTCAATTTTTTGAATCTTTTCCTTTTCAGCGTTATCCGCTTCATTTATTAATTTTTCTTCACTCATCTTTTTTATCTTTTTTTTCGTAATTTATTATTTTTTGAAATTCTTTGTTTTCTATTAAATCATTTATGTGTAAAAGGTCAAAATCATTTTCAATATCCTGATTATAAGGTCTTTTTAGTTTTACAACCCCTTTATTTTCAGGAATATTTGTTAATAATTCAGGGTCTGTAGTTATTAAAACATCAACATCTTCCCACATTTCAACATTACTTTCACAAAATTTGTAATTTTTAAATCTTAAATTACATTTACTTAGGAAGAATAATGTTGGTGGTATGCTGAACCAATTTTCTTTTGAAAGAATAAAAAAATCGACATGATTTGAATATTTTTTAAAAAACTTTTTTAAATCAACATCCATATTCTTATACATTATCGGTGCTGAACCATATATTTCAAACAAAAAATCCTCATACATAAATTTATTATAAACCTCTTTTGCTGTTAACTCATGTTCTTCTTTCTTGAAAAGAAAAGGGTCTGCTTGTGCTTCACCAGTTTTCTCATCAACTTGGTAGAATTTAGGATTAATATCTTCAGGTGCGTCTTCTTTTAAAATATTTACAACTTCCTTTCGATCTTCCCATTTATAATGTTTAAAAAAATCATAAACATATGGTTCTTCAGGAACACCTTCTTCACCAAATTCAGTCACATAAAATCTATCAAATTGTAACCATTTTGCTCTTAATGTTTCATTAATATCGATACCGATTTTTAATTTCTTATTCATCTTTTTTATTTCTTTTTAGTTCTATTATTTGATGTTGTAACTCACTATTAAGTTCATTCATTAATTTATTATGTTCATTAATTAATGCTTCCGAAGTTACATATTTAGGGTTTATGCATTCAATTCTTGTATCTCTACTATGTATAGGAATTATAATGATTTCACCCTCAAATGTTGATGGTGTTATTTTTCTTGAAACCTGGTGTATATAAGACTCGATTTGAGTCATAGCAAGACCTTCAACACCAATGTAAATAACGATTATTTTTTTATCTTTTTCCATTTCCATTTCTATTACCGTTAGAATTATTATTTTCGTAATATTCTATATATTTTTCTTCAATTGTTTTTATTAAAGGATTTCTAATATTAACATCATCTTCATTCATTTTTATTACTCCAATTCCTTTAATTTCGGTAAATAAATTCATTAGTTTTTCCAATGAACTCTCTTCTTTATTCTTTAAATCTATTTGATTTATGTCACCAAGTAGAATTATTTTTGAATTACTTCCAATTCTGGTTATAAATGTTCTTGAATTATCTACACTAACATTTTGTGCTTCATCTAATATAATTATACAATCATCAAGTGTAACACCCCTTAAATATGTTAACGGCATTGGTTTAATTATTTCCTTTTCAAGAAGGTATGTAATAGATTGTTTTATTATTATTTTTTCCAGATTAAGAAAATAACTCATCATAAATGGTTCTATCT